TCGTCGTAAACCTGGTGATGTATTAAGTGCTTTAGAATCTGCCGCTGGAACTGAGCAATCAGAAGCTGTAGCAGAGGAGGTACCAAAGGAGAAAAAAGGCAAAAAGAAATAGAATGCAGAGGGAACACTGAATCGCGATTCTATTCTTGAACAATATCTTATGAGAATTAATCCTGCCTATGTGAAAAAGAGTAATGAAGCAGACGATATGTCAGGAGAATGCGCAGAATGTGGAACAGATATGGAATTTAGCCAAAATGAGGCCATGCTCTTTTGCCCTGAATGTGGTCTGACTGAATTTATTTTGATTGATAGTGACCGTCCAAGCTATAAAGATCCACCTCGTGAAAGTAGTTATTATGCCTACAAGCGTATTAACCATTTTAATGAACTGTTAGCACAATTCCAAGCCAAAGGATCGACTGAAATTCCTCAGGACATCTTTGACCAAATTGTGGCCGAGCTACAGAAACAGAGAATTACAGATTTCAAGTCGCTGAAACCTCGGCAAATGCGAGAGGTGTTGCGCAAACTGAAACTCAATCGTCAGTATGACCATATTCCCTATATCATTAGTCGCTTGAATGGCAGTGCAGCCCCTGTTATGGACCGTGAGACAGAGGAGAAGTTACGTCACATGTTCAAGGAAATTCAGCCGAGTTTTCAGAAACACTGTCCCAAAAATCGTCGCAACTTTTTGTCGTATTCTTATGTTCTGTACAAATTCTGTGAGCTTTTGGAGTTGGATGAGTTTTTGGCTTCGTTTCCTTTGCTGAAAAACAGGGACAAACTGTATCAACAGAGCAAGGTGTGGCAATGTATATGCTCCGAAATGGGTTGGCAATTCATACCAGGAGTATAATGCTTTTTTCAGGAAAATGGATATTTATCAGATTTAATCCAAATAAATATAAAAAAGGGAGTACTGTTCTTAACCCCAGGATGGAAGAAAGAACACCACGACTATTAAATGAAATTAATACCCATATCAAGAGAATTCAAAAGGAAGAGAACTCAGACCTTGTTGAAATTTACCACCTCTTTTTCAACAGTGAATAGTTTTTTATTTTCCTTCTAAAATCTCTCAACGACGCATCGGAAATCCAACTAAGTTAGCTCCGATTCCGAACCCTGCCCCTTGGCGGGCGGTGACACCAACACTAGGGGCCAGCACATCGAGCAGGGCAAAGACCGCAGCGGCGACTAGGGCGAGAGCAGCAATGTCCTCCATAGGCAGTGCGCGCTTGGGGATGTAAACAGCCGCGATGGCGACGGCAAGACCTTCGAGCAGATACTTTAGAGCGCGGTTCACAAAGTTACCAACACTGAAATCCATGGTGCTTCTATACTCGGGTGTTGGAAAAAAGTTCAGGTTGAAACCGGAGGTTGCGTTAAAGCCGTATAAAGCATTGTACACACCACTCTCAGAACCAATGTCAAAGCAACCGCAAGAAGATTTTCTTGATGAGGATGCTGAAATCCCGGGGCAGCGTGTTGTCCTTCTGAGCTTTATCAGTCCGGAGAAAGTCCTGGCTCGGAAGGAGCAGTTTATGTTTGAGCAGTTCCTTAAGAACTATGAAATCACCTGGAAGACGAAGAATCTAGAGAAGTTCCTAGCCAAACAGGTTCTCGACTTTAATGCTCGTCTTGACTCGGAGGCCAACACTTTTGAGGCCGCTGATCTCTCAGGTGCAGCTCAGCTGTGCCGCAATGCTCGCATTCGTGTTGACAATGTCCTAGAGGCGTATCAGGGATATCTCAAGGAAAATGCAAAGGAGATTACGAGCACTACCATTAAGGATGCTTATGATGATTTTATGTATGCACAGGGCAAGCGTCTAGAGGAGGAGTTTCATGCTAAGAATGGTTTCCAAACCACTGTGCGTGGTCTGAAGGTGCGTGGTTCCTATTCCTCTGCCGAGGAGGCTTCTGCACGCGCCAAGAAGCTCCAGCGCAATGATCCTATCCACAACATCTATATGGCCCAAGTTGGTAAGTGGGTGCCTTGGGACCCAAGCCCTAATGAGATTGCGGAGCAGGAGTACCAGGAAGAGCAGCTCAATGAGATGATGAAGGCTTATAAGCAGAATGAGGAAGATCGTGAGACCTTCTACAACAACAATCCTGAGGCGCGTGCTGCTCGTGGCAAGAAGGGTGTGCGTGGTGAAAAGGAGATCATGAGCATCGTTGGTCCTGCAGATGAGAAGGATGTGTCAAATGTAGCTCCTGTCAATGAGACTGTCTCCACAGCAGCTCCTGGCGGTCAGCACCAGGCTCTCTTTGATGGTCCTGCGGATCTTGCTCTCCAGCGCAAGATGGAGCGTGATGCTGCAAATAAGAAGGAGTAAAGGGTATAAACCAACTTCTAACAAAATAAAACTCTTATAGGAACATTTTATGTTCTATTAAGAGATACTATCTACCTTAATATCCAGCATTGGGTTGAACCTCGTTGATATTGAAACGAGGAGATACGGGAACACATGTGGACTGCTCGCAGAAATAGCCTTCAGGGCAGGGCTTGAGACCCTGCTCACAGCTCATATTTGGCCCTACATTCTCAAACCCACTGATGTTCGGAAACAGGGTCTTGATATAAGGCAACAGGACTAGAAGTACAACGAATACGATAGCTAAATAGACAATTCCGGATGTACGCGCCATTTTCTACTTAGGTTCTCAGGTTTTATACACCTTACTGCCGAAAATTCACCATCGCTGTATTCATCTGTTGGGGTGTGGGCAGAACCGGGAGACCTGTATTGTCAGGAAGCTTAGGTGGGGTTGTTCCAACACAATAGCCATTGATACATGCAGTGCCAAAGGGACATGGTGGTGCATCTACACCACAATACTGTGCATTTGGGTCACCGATAAAGCCTTCACTTGATTTGCGCAGTCCAACCAGCACATATCCAAGCGCTATGGCAGCTATTATAACTGTTAAAGAACGCCAAAAGGTTGGGCCCATTTCTCTCTAGTTGAGGGACTTAGTATTGTTTTCGTACTACAATCGGAGGTCCTCGCAGCTTCTTAGACCCCGTTGGGTCATACATATTGACATCTTCTTCATCCTTGTCACGATAATGCACCGCATTATGTTGCCAAAACTCAGGGGCGCCGATTCGGAAATCAGCGTGCATTTCGGCCTTGTACCAAAAGATGGCATCTTCCAATTTATTCGACCGGGTATTGTTATTAATGACAAGGCACTCAAAATTCTCAGTACATTGGTCCATGATTTGGCAAAAGAACTCCAAATTGGGGAAGGCCGCACCAAAATTTTGGAAGATACGCTGACGATTGCTGATGTATGGCTCACGCAGAATAAAGACATAATCGACATTGGTACGGAGCACGGGAGGAATACCAAGAGGATATTGCATAGTAATCAAAAAGAAGATCTTTTGGTGGCGACCATTCAAGAAAACATAGCGAATGTTCTTGTCGTGAATCCAGGAATCGTCATAGAGACAGTCATCCAAAATCAAAAAAGAGCGAGGATCTAACTTGGATTTGATAGGAGGTTGACCAGGTTGTCTTGCATTTTCCTGTTGCTGAATTTTACTCGTGATGAGCTTTTGACGCTTTACAAAATTGGCCAAGATAGCAGCATTGTATTCACCATGGATAAAGATGGGAGGAATGATTTTACCGTAGAAACTGTTGGATTCTTCCGTTCCTGAAATGACAGTTCCCATAGGTATATTTTGGTGGTGAAAGAGCAAGTCTTTGACCAAGGTCGATTTGCCCGTACGACGGCGACCAATAAAAACGCATACAGCATCCTGAGGAATCATTTTCATATCAAATTTACGGAGACGAACACTCTGTGCTGCCAAACTATTGGCAGACGGGCCTTGGGCTCCAGACATTCTGATTAGAAAAATCTAATGTGTCTCGAGTAAAAAGCGCACACAACTTTACGCATAGTTGTGCGTCTTCTAGGAACACTTAAAACGCTTGAACCCGGAGAGAACTATGCCGCTAAAAGGTCGTGGGCGTGGAAATGCTCGTGGAAATGGTAGACAACCCTCTGTAGGTCATCAGAT